CGATCGTACTTGGACAACTATGGGTGAGTGGAATTCTCAGTCATGGACTGCTGCTGAGACCAAGACCTTCTCCTTCGGTGATGGTACACTTTATAGTGAGCATCACTCAGGAACTGAACCTCGTCGTACTGGCCGAGCAGAAACGTTCGATGCAATCAGCATTTCAGCAACTTCATGGAACCGTCACATCAGTGAAGATCATTGGATTTGGCAAGGTGATGGCTACGATGCCAGTCGTCGTGTCTACATCCATGCTCGTGGTAACAGTCGTACATCTGCTTCCACGTCTTGGATTGAATTCGACTTTGCTGTGGAACACGATGCAATCAATGATCCCAAGTGGAACCTGCAAGTCGGCAACTCCGGTGAAAAGAGATCTCATCTGATGACTTCAAACGAAATCGACTATTGGTTCTATACTAACTCCAAACGCATGATCCTTGTTACGAGATCAGGTGCTCAAGACTATGCTTGCACTTATATCGGTTTCCACTCTGCGTTTGCCGTACCAGATGATTATCCATTTCCTCTGGTCTCGGCCTCAACTTGTTCTGATGGGGGAACCGTCGATGTCTCAGACTTCAATGCCAGCTACTCAGTTCCAGATGAACCTGGACAAAGTTCCTTTGTCGTTCGCCTTTGGGATGGAAGCCTGATTTATCCCTTTAACCGCGTTTCTAATGCTACGACCAACTTACAAGCGCAGTATCCCACAGACTCTTGGATCTGGCCGAAGCATCTCGGCAATACTCAGCGAGCCAACTGGCCGAGCCAATGGGGCGGGGATTGGGCGGATAATGTTCCTCCAAATGGATGGGACTTCGTTTCAGCAACAGCCCAAGCAGACGTGCCGTTCTTTCCTGTGACTATTCAGCATGAGACTTACGGAAACATCGGGGTATTGGATGGGTTGTTTTCCGTTCCGGGTGCTGGTAGTTTAACGCCAACGCAGGTGATCGCTATCGGAGGTCAAGACTACCGCATGTTCCCTAATCGGAACCGCCGGAACGATAGCAACTGGTTCGCCGTTCGAGAGGATTGATATGACTATTACAACTGGATCTGGCGACTACACTGCTCTAATGGGTTCCATTCTAACTCATGCGATCACGGATGGGTGGACAACCTCTGGTGGAACGTGGCCTATCAGCAAGGGTAACGTACGAGGTATTGACTGGACGACCTTCACACAAAGTGAAGCTGACTACACTCTTCTTGGCGGAGCGACAAAGACTGCTCGCTATGTACGGATTGGCCTCGGTACAAGTCTCGCGACTGCTACAACCAATGCAGCCCTCGGCACGGCTGCTCATTGTCCGAACATGGAATATACATTCACAGCTTGGACCATCTACTCCGATCCTACGCTTTGTGACTATATCCATGTAGTGGTGAATTTCTCCAATGGTGTCAATGGAGATTGCTATATGCACTTCGGCTTCGGCGAAATGGACAAGAAAGGCATGGCCCACACTGCTATGGTCTATGCGACTTGCCATGCAAAGCGAGCCTATGCTAACGGCACTCAATCCGGGAACGCCTCTCGTGATTGGAATGGTGGTCTTTATGGTAGTACAGAACAAGGCTTCACTGGAGCGCTGCGCTATGACTGGTCAGATTACAACTTCACGAACAGCACTTGCTTCATGATTGATGGGACTGTCAGTCCAGTCTTTGTCGGTTGGCCTGTGGTGGATACCGTGCTTGATCCTCACGATGTTATGGATACATTGTCTTTTCATAACTCATCTATTATATCACAGAACTCCGCTGGCTTGAGAACTAGCGGTGCATCATGGGGACCAGCGACCCACGCTTGTTTTATGGATCCTCAGCCTTATTCTGGTGCTGTCACTCTTGGTCCTCTTGGGTGCTGGCTTGCCCAAAACGGAACAACTTCTGGCTTGATTATGTATCTCGGTGACTTTCCGAATGTGCGGACTTGTTCCATGAGAACATTTGCCGCCGGTGATACAGTGACTTATTCTTCTGATGACTGGAACCTGTGGCCTATGCTCAGGATCGGCGCTGAGACTGATCTTCATAGCACTCTTCACATTGGTTCAGGTGCAGCAGGATTCGCTCATAAGAGAGTTGTCTAATGGCTGGGATCCTCGCAGACGGAGCGCATGTAGGTTTCTGGTCAGCAGGTGGTGATGCTTCAGAGCAACCATTTCGGCTGACCCAGCATCCACGTCAAGAAGCTACGACTGGTGTCAATATCACTTACAAAGGAATTGCTCCTTTCGGTGAAACACTAGCTGAAGATAATGCTGGTGAATTCACTGAGAATTGGGGATCTGGCAATGGTATCATCGCCGGAGCGCATTGGCAAGACTTCTGGCTGCGCCTCTGGGTTATTCCACCAGTTCTGCAACTGACTAACCCTCAGCTGAACTCGGACATTCCTTTCCAGCTTTGGAACACATGGGACACACCGCAATCTCTGAACAGTATTCTGATCAGTGGATCATCTGTGTTATCATTTGATCTCACACCTCTAGATGTGATTAATGACTCACAGTTATTGGAAACCAACTTGCAAATCGGTGCAGGTGAACCAACTGTTGACGCTACTGTTGTCTTTGATTATCCAGACGTAAACGGCACCCTTCGCGTCATTGCTGCGGTTTCTTCAACCTTTAACCTAATTCCTGACGTGCCTGTCACAGAGCGTTGGAACTTCCTGACTGATATAATCACAGCTTACGATGGTACAGAACAGAGAGCATCGCTTCGCCGTTACCCTCGCATCGATCAAGAGTTCAACGTCGAGATCATCAACGATAGACAACGCCGTGAGCAGTATAACCTTCTCACGAAGAATATTGCTGTTCAGGCTCTGGTGCCGATGTATCAGTATTCTACTCCGACCACAGGTACGACACCGATTGGCGGATCCAAGATCTTCTTCGACCCTGCTCGGTGTAACGTTCGAGTTGGACAGTTCCTTGCTGTTGTCAACACAAGCGACGAGCGGTCCTCCCTTGGCGTAGTCAACACAATTGAGGCAGATGGCGCAATCCTAAACTCAGCTTCTGGTGAGGAGATCTCAGGTCCCACTTGGGTTGTCATGCCAACTATTACTTGCGTGATAAGCGATGGCTCTGGAATTAAGATGGACAGTATCACTGGTACTCTCTCGATCAGAGCAAAGTCTTTTGAGGAGCCAACCTTGCTTCGCCCTGGAGCGACACGTGTCGTTGATACACTTGATGGTCGCTCGTTGCTAAATCGCAGACCTCTGGTCAGTGCTGACGAGAACTTCCAGTTTGAGCGTGAGATCGTTGATAACAGCACAGGTCAGCGAGATCTGAACAGTAGTCATCTTCACCCAAGGGTGGCAGGCAATCGGTCCTTCGTTGTGCAACGTGTTAGCGATCCTGATGAAATGGATTACTGGCGCTCTCTGTTTGAAGATGTACGTGGCGCTCACGGCACCTTCCTCCTGTCGACTTACTTCCCAGATCTTACTCTGGAAGGAACACAGGTTATTCCTGATGGTGCTTCTCAGTTCATCGTGGAAGAGGGCGACTATGTAAATCTGTACTACGCTCACAAAACATGGCAGCACATTGAGATCGCCTATGGTGACGAGCATAGCGGCAAACAACTAAGAACTCAACACACAGTCTCCTCAGCAACAGCGAATGGAGACGGAACTGCCACCTTGGGCTTCACACCTGCGATACCCTCCGGACCTGAGTATGAGAACCAAATAGTCAGGATTTCATTCCTGATGCGTTGTCGAGCCAGTGATGCTATTGCATGGAGGCACTTTGCGAACTATAGTGTGGTCAGTTTTGGTATCACCTCAACGGATGAATAAATGGCTTATATTGATAACGAGACTGGTCCAGATACAGCGAAGCCTGTTGAACTCTACAGGTTCACCGGAACGTTCAACACGTACCGACTGACCAGTTACGCAGAAGCTGTCACTTCCAATGGTCAACTCTTTGACTTGGCTCCCATCTCGCGGAACAAGTTGAATGTAGGAACCCAGGAGAACGGCGGAGAACGCGCTCTCGAAATCAGCTTGCCTTTTGATCATCCACTCGTTCAGGAATACGCCTACGAGAGCGCACCGCCAAACCTCACCTTCGAACTTATCAGGGCGCACCAGCAGGACTTCGACGACACTGTGCTGCTATGGTCTGGCAGGGTCACAGGGGTATCCGTATCAGGCCGCACGGCCAAGCTGCGCGTCCCTGCAACGTTCAGTTTTGTGCTGGAAGGTAATACGCCGACGCCACGCTTTCAGGCTCCCTGTAACCATGTTCTCTACAGTACACAATGCGGAGTTGATCCTGCCCTGTTCCAACATATCACTACGATAGATAGCCTTGTCGGCTTCAACCTTAACGTCGCAGATCTTCCATGGTCTGATAACGAAGGAGCCGCTGGTATCCTGATTGCTCCTGGAGGCGAAAGCCGCATGATCATCAGTAATGTCGGAACAGCAGTTACCGTCAGCTACGCATTTTCTAATCTGCAGATAGGAGACAGCGTTACTCTTCGCAAAGGTTGTGATCACGCACTTCAAGGTCACTGTCTTACTCGGTTCAATAACGTGGCGAGGTTTGGTGGATTTCCGCTGGTCCCTGATCGCAATCCATTCACGAGCACACTCACATGATTTGGTTTACCCTAGCTTTATTCGTCGTCTCATTTGTTCTGACAGCGTTGCTGGCACCAGAGCCGAACATTGAAAATGCTCGTCCTCAAGAACTCAACCCTGAGACATTCCCAAGGGCTACGGAAGATGCACCTATTCCTCTGATCCTCGGCAAGGTTCGTATGGAAGCGCCGAACACAACTTGGTGGGGAAACTTCAGATCAGTACCTATCACTGAGCGTATCAAGGTCAGTCTCTTCAAAAAGAAAACAATTGTCGTTGGTCATAACTATTATCTCACAATTGATCTAGCCCTCGGTATGGGTCCAGAAACTGTGATGACCGCTATCTACGTTGACGACAAAGAATTCTGGACTGGCTCTACGAATGCAACTTCGTTGACAGCCATCAACGCCAGCAGTGGTTCTTTCTTTGGAGGTTATAAAGAAGGCGGCGGGTTCTCTATTGGAGGCATCTACTATCCTGGATCTCTGGACCTTGCTCAACAACCAGTGGACACCACTCTGGAAAGCCATCTTGGTGCTGGAACTGTTCCTGCTTACTTGGGCACGGCTCACATAGTCGGCGATCTCTGGCTTGGTGAAAGCCCTCAGCTTCGTAAGATGGCCTTTGTTCTGGAAAGCTATACCAATGGTCTCGGCCTAACTGGATTAGGTAAGATCGGTGAGGATATGAACCCTGCTGAGGCAATCTTCCAGATCATGACTGATACATGGCGCGGCATGGGCATCAGCACTCTGGAGATCGATGTACCTTCTCTACAGGATATGGGCGAAACACTTTACACAGAAGGTAATGGCTGCTCTGTTATGGTGACAGCAGAAACAAACGGTAAGAACCTCATCACAGAGATCCTTCGTCAAGTTGATGGTGTAGCATATCAGGATCCAGCTTCTGGTAAGATCAAATTCATCCTGATCCGTGATGACTATGATATTGCCACTTTGCCACTGTTTGATGAGAACGACATTGTTAAAGTTAAGGAATTCGCAAGGTCTGGCTGGGACGAAGTCATGGCCCAAGTGAAAATCAGCTTCCCGCAACGCGACAAAGAAAGCAACGCGGTCGCTATTTCACAGGATCTGGCTACAGTCGCCACTATTGGTCGTCTCCGATCAACCACGTTGTCTATGCCATTTGTCTATGACTCTGATTTGGCAAACGATATCGCTTCACGTGAACGAGCGCAGTTATCCATCCCACTGTTCCGCATTACACTTGAGATGAACCGCAACGCTTCTGTCCTCCGTCCTGGATCAGTGTTCAAGATGGACTGGCCTGAGTATGGTTTCACGAACCTTGTCCTGCGTGTTCAAGAGTTTGATCTTGGTGAATTGTTGGATGGTCGCATCGTAGTTAAGTGTCTGCAAGATAGCTTTGCTCAGAACGCCACTGTGTTCGCTGCACCGACTGGCTCAGCTTGGGTTGCGCCTGTTACTCAACCGACCACTGTTGTATTGGATCAAGCCATTGAGGCTCCATTCAACTTGGCCAGAGCAATCGCCTTCCCACTGCCTGATGGTGAAGTCACACCAATAATTCTCGGCAAGCAGCCGCAAGAAGAGTCAGAGTACTTCCAACTCGCTGCATCTGATACAGCCGCTGATCTTACCCCCGTGTTTGATCCAGAGTATGCTCCCTACCTTGGGGCAGGACAACTTGATACTGAATATCACAAGAGCGAAGGAGAGACCACAGGTCAAGACACTACAACTGGCATTTCTCTAGAACAGGTCAATTGGGCTGGTTTCACAACTGGTAACTCTGTCTCTGATATCCAGACTGCCGCCTTTGGTCTGCTCTACGTAGATGGTGAATGGATGGGATATACTACCGCTGTCGACGATGGCGGCAACCAGTGGACTATCACAAACATTTATCGTGGCCTGATGGGCACCACGCCTAAGACACACGCTATCGGCACCAAGGTCTGGGAATTCAACTTCGATCAAATAGGTAACGGAGATCTGTCGATCCTGGAAGGTGGAACTGTCTATTATAGAGCGTTGGATAGAACAGGCAGTATTGTTCAGAGCATCGGCGATGTCTCAGAAAACAATGCTGTTCTGAGCGACAACATCGCTAATCGTCCAGTCCGTCCTGGTAATCTACAATACGATGGATCACGTACATTCACAGTCACGGCTGCTGATGCAACCCTCACTTGGGTTGCTCGTAACCGTGATGAAAATG